GATCATGATGCCCATATTGCGACTCATATGGCGTTTATGCAAGACCCGATGGTTGCCCAGCTTATAGGACAGAATCCACAGGCAAAACAGATTATGGCATCCTTGCAGGCACATATAGCTGAACATCTAGGATTTAACTATCGTAAACAGATTGAAGAAAAGTTAGGTGCTCCGTTACCGCCACCTAATGAAGAGCTTCCTGAAGAGGTTGAAGTTAATCTTGCACGTCTGGTTGCCGATGCAGGTAAGCAGATTACACAGGCACATAAACAAGAAGCAGCACAACGGGAAGCTCAGAAAAAAGCTCAAGACCCGATCGTACAAATGCAACAGCAGGAATTAAAACTGAAAGCGGCAGAAGTACAGCTTAAAGCTAAGAAAGATGCTGATGATAATAAATTAAAAGCTGCTGAACTACAGCGTAAAGCTATGAAAGATAAGGCAGACCTCCAGATGGATCAGGCAGAATTATCTTTAAACGCTAAAAAAGAAAAAGTAAAAATGAAGGATGCTAGACAGGCTAATAGTTCAAAAATGAAAATGGACATGCTCAATAATATGATGAAAAATAAACCAGAAAATAAACCTAAAGGATAATTTATGGCAAAAACCGTCTTTGACGTGCTTATAGACCAAATCGAGGAACAAAAAGAATCCTCTGTGAAATTTCTTACATCAGGGGGGCCTAAAGATTTCTCCCAATATAAGGAAGTTACTGGCTTGATACGGGGTCTCGAGTCGAGTATTTCAATTATTAAAGACCTCCAGCGAAACCAATTTGAGGAAGATGATGACTAAAGTATCAAATATTAAAGAAGACAGATCAGATTTACAGGAAATTAATACATCTGATGAAGAACTGGAACTGCAATTACCTAAACCTGTAGGTTACAGGGTATTGGTAGCATTACCAAAAGTAGAAGATAAATACGAAGGCACCGAATTGTTAAAAACAGACAAAGAAAAGCATTATGAAAATATAATGTCTATTATTGGGGTTGTTATTGACATGGGGGCCCAAGCGTATAGTGATAAAGAACGTTTCCCTACGGGAGCATGGTGTAAACAAGGTGATTATATCATGTTTCGTGCTAATACTGGAACGAGGTTTAGAATCAATGGAGCAGAATATCGGCTCATGAATGATGATTCTATAGAGGCTGTTGTAGCTGATCCTCGTGGCGTACAGAGAGCATAGGGGGATATAATGGCATTTGAAAAAGTAGAGTACACATTCCCAGATGAAGAAAATAAAAAAACTGACATTGAGGTTGAAAAATCTAGTGCTATCGAGGTTGACGTTTCAGGAAAATCCAAACCAGAAAAAGAAACCGTTCAAGATAAAGACGAGTTATCGGGTAAGGCTGATGATACTGGAAGTGAGGTGGAAGTTGAGGTTGTTGATGATACACCGAAAGCTGACAGAAATCGTAAAGTTTCCGAGCCTCCTGCTGAAGTTACTGAAGAGGAATTAGGTGAATATTCTGAAAAAGTACGTACTAGAATAAAACATTTTAGCAAAGGTTACCACGATGAAAGACGGGCTAAAGAATTAGCTACACGTGAAAAAAATGAACTTGAACGGCTCTCCCAACAACTTCTTGCAGAAAATAAAAAACTAAAAGGTACAGTTGGTGAAAATCAGACAGTTATGCTTGAGCAAGCTAAGAAGTCTAACGAAAAAGAGCTAGAAACTGCTAAAAAAGAATATAAGGATGCTTATGATTCCGGAGACTCAGAAGCTGTTCTTGCAGCACAAGAAAGTTTAACTTCTGCTAAAATTAGAGCTGAGAAGTTAAATAATTTTAAAGTTCCTGCTTTACAGGAAGGAAATACTCCTGTAGAACAGAAAGCAGAATCCGCTCCAGCGATGGATGAACGAACTAAAGAATGGGCAACTGCCAATACTTGGTTCGGTACAGACGATGAGATGACAAGCCTTGCGTTGGGGCTGCATAATAAGCTTGTTAAAGAAAAAGGGCAGGAATACGCCCGAACTGAAGAGTACTATGAAACCATAGATACTCGGATGCGACAGTTGTTCCCTGAAAATTTTGAAGGGGAAGAAATACAGGAGGTTGAAAAGCCCAAGAAACGACAGTCAAATGTGGTTGCACCCGCTACACGGAGCACGTCCCCTAAAAAGGTGACATTATCGCAAACACAGGTGAATATAGCCAAAAGGCTTGGAGTACCACTAGAATTATACGCCAAACAGGTTGCAGAAGAAATGAGGAAAGAAAATGGTTGAAAATAGAATTGATAGAGAACTTGAGACACGTGAAAGAAAAACTCGTAAAAAGGCTTGGCAGCGTCCGGAGACTTTACCCTCTCCAAATCCTGAGCCAGGGTATGATTATCACTGGGTTAGGGTTAGCACTCAAGGTTTAATAGATGCCACTAACGTTTCCTCAAAACTCAGAGAAGGTTGGGAGCCTGTAAAGGCAGTAGACCATCCTGAAATTACGATTGTTACGATTGAAAACGAAAAATTCAAGGATAACATTGTAATCGGGGGGTTGATGCTTTGTAAAGCTCCAAAAGAATTGGTTGCTGAACGTAACGCTTACTTTTCGGAGCAGGCAGACGCTCAGATAAAATCAGTTGACAACAATCTCATGAGAGAAAATGATCCTCGTATGCCTCTATTTAACGATAGAAAGACGAAGGTTACTTTCGGCAAAGGTAATTAATTTTAATATAGGATAAATTTGGAGAAAAATTATGGCTTATCCAACTGTCGATGCCCCTTACGGGCTTAAGCCGATTGGATTGATTGGGGGGCAGCCCTATGCGGGAGCTGTTCGTCATATTCCGATCGCAGATAATTATGCCACTAGTATTTATAACGGTGACGTAGTTATGTACAAAAACGATGGTACGCTAATAATTGGCACAGCAGATACAGATACATCTGCCGTTGCTGGTGTTATTGGTGTATTTACGGGTTGTACTTACACAGACCCAAATACTGGGCAACAAACTTTTAGCAATAAATACACACAGACAAACATTACTACAGGGTCTATCGAAGCATATGTTATTGATGATCCAAGTGTTCTGTATAAAGCAGTTGCAGTTACTAACGGCACTGAAGATAGTTCTACTGGGGGTCTTTTACCTTCAGCTAGTGGTATCAGCCGAGCTAACTCAATTTCTAATAATGCAGAACTTGTAACAAACGCTGGTGTTGATTTATCTGGTAGAAGTAGGCAGGGTGTATTCATTAATAATGTTGCAACCATATTACCAATAACTGTAGTTGATGTAGTCGAAGATACTAAGGTTGGTGCTGACGCATATGTAGAATTTATCGTCAAGCTGACTCATACATATCAAAGATATACTCATACTGCTGGCGTTTAGGAGGTAGAACAATGGCGATATCAAGAGCTCAATTACTTAAAGAACTACTTCCTGGTCTAAATGCCTTATTCGGTATGGAATATGCGAAGTATGGTGAAGAACATGGGGAGATTTTTGATAAAGAATCTTCAGATCGTTCTTTTGAAGAAGAAACTAAATTATCAGGCTTTTCAGCTGCACCGGTTAAAGACGAAGGTTCAGCTATCGAGTATGATAATGCTCAAGAAGCATGGACTGCTCGTTATACACACGAAACAGTGGCAATGGGCTTTTCAATTACTGAAGAGGCTATTGAGGATAACTTGTATGACTCTCTGTCATCTCGTTATACTAAAGCACTTGCTCGTGCTATGGCGTATACAAAGCAAGTTAAAGCAGCGGCTATCTTGAACAATGCTTTCGATTCTGGGTATACATATGGCGATGGAGTAGAACTTTGTTCTACAGCACACCCATTAGTTTCAGGTGGTACCAACTCTAACGAACCTTCAACCGCAGCTGATCTTAATGAAACTTCCTTGGAAGCGGCTATTATTCAGATTGCTGGATGGACAGATGAAAGAAGTCTGCTAATTGCAGCTAGACCTCTTAAACTGATTATTCCACCGAATCTACAGTTTGTGGCGACTCGTTTGTTAGAAACAGAAGGACGTGTATCTACTGCAGATAATGACCTTAATGCGATTAAGAACAATGGTTCTATTCCTCAAGGTTACACTGTAAACCATTATCTAACTGATACAGATGCTTGGTTTGTTAAAACAGATGTACCAAACGGATTGAAGCATTTTTCACGTACTGCAATGTCAACATCTATGGATGCTGATTTTGACACAGGTAATAGTAGATATAAAGCAAGAGAAAGATATAGCTTTGGCGTATCTGATCCGCTAGGTATCTTCGGCTCCCCAGGAGCTTAACCGCAAAAAATCAAAAGGGTGGCTTGCTAGTCACCCTTTTTTACTATATAGTATATAATAATTTAACCTTGACAGTCACATAGTGTGGCTGACAGTAGCCAAGACAAGGAGAAATTCACATGGCTAATACAACTTTTAACGGTTCCGTCCGGTCAGAAAACGGGTTTAAGCAAGTAACTAAGAGTAGTACTCTTGGCACTTTCACAGATAATTTTGTCGTTAATTCAAGTGGTAATATATACAATACTGCTGGTGGACACGTACAGTACGCTGCTGCTACAGGTTATGGCCCTACTGATTTGATCGTAGGAAAAGGCGGAAGTCAATACGGCACAGTTAATCCTTGGGCAGAAAGCTCTACTCAACTTTTCCCTTTAGGAAGTATGCTTCATTATGGAAATAATGTTTATCGTTATGGATTATTAGGTGGTACTGCTGTATTGGCAGGAAAACTTGTTGCTCATCAAGCTCAAGATTCTAACCATTTAAATATGACTGCAACTGCTGCTGTAGATGCAGGTGAAACAGCTATTTCTGTTGAAACAGGTGGTAATGACTTAACTCTAAACGAGTATACAGACGGTTATCTCTGGGCAAATGATGTTAATGGTGAAGGTCAGACAATGAGGGTAAAATCTAACCCCGCACACGACCATTCAGACGATGCAAGTGTTGTTATTACAACTTATGATCCATTAGCAACTGCTTTAACAACAAGTTCACAACTTTCATTAATACATAATCCATACTCACAGGTAGTTGTTGCTCCTACAGCAGAAGCAGGATCAGTAGTAGGGTGCACAGTTATTGATACAACAGCAGACTACTATGCTTGGTTTACAGTGTATGGTCCACAGGCGATATTAACTGAGGGTACTTTAGTTCTTGGTCATAATTGTATGAGGTCAGATACAACTGCAGGAGCGGTTGAACCAAGTTCAGGGTCTACACTTGTGAATATTGGTCAAGTGATGGCTGTTAATGCTACCACAGAATATTCTCTTGTATGGATGAACATATAATAGTTTTTTCCCAACTAGTGGGGGGAAACCCCCACATTTTTTAAGGAGATTTACATGGGAATTTCAGATGTAAAAGTTTTAACGATAAGTGATACAAATGCAGCCTCTGCTACTAGATTAGTTACTGCCGCAAGACCAGACACTTCTGCTACTATGGCAAATACTACTCATGCAAGTGGTGAAGCTAGAAATGTTACAGTAACAACTGCTGGTACAAGTGATAATGCTAAGACTGTTACTATTACTGGAACAGATGTTTTTGGTGATGCTATGACGGAAGTTATAACTTCTACAAGTTCAGCAGAAACCGTTGCAGGAGCAAAATATTTTAAAACAGTTACAGCAGCAGAATGTTCCGCACAGTACGCAGGAAATGTTTCGGTTGGGTCGGGGTCACTTTGTGCCCAAGCTGTTGAAGGAAGCAATAGAATAAGACTTAAAGGAATGTCTATCGTTTCAGGTGGTACGGCAGGCACAGTATCATTTTATAATGGTGCACCTGAAGATGGCACAGTTCTTTTCACAGCCAGAACAATAGGTACGGCAAATGCAACTGTGGACAGATCAATACCTTCTGAAGGAGTTTTATTTGATAGTGGCATGGTTGTTCAATATACAGTTGACGTTACTGACATGCTAACAATATTCTATGCTTAAAGGAGAAATATTATGAACAGAACTGATATGAATAAGCAGATTAAAGGTTATAAGGCTGGTAGAAAAGTACGTAAAAGCCCTAAGAAAAAAGAAAATACTGGTGGAAGTGAAGACCTTAAACTAGGTATGCCTAGAACAACTGATGTAGCTGGGTCTAAGAAATTTATAAACAAACAAGGCATACATGGCGGGGGTAAAGATAGAGGCCAAAGAGATTTTATGCAAATGCTGGAAGGGATGAAAGAAGTTCCTGGTTCTGGTCATATGACTCGAGACCCTAAAACAGGTAAAGAAATGCCTGTTGAGCGAAGTAGTGATTTGACTACTAAAAGGAGAAGACAAAAAATGGGTGAAAAATTACCTTTTTTTAAGGAGCTTAATAAAGAAAGATATTCGAAAAAAATGGACCCATCAGTAGCTGCACATCAGGACAAGTTACAAAAAATGAGCCCCTCAGACTTAGCTATGCATAGAGCCAGAAAGTTAGATACTTCCGCAGAAGAAGACTTTAAAAAAGGTGGAAAAGTTAAAAAGTCTAAAAAAAGTAGTAGACCCAGAGGCTGCGGTATAGCTAAAAAGGGTGTAAGAAAGGCTAAGTATATATAATGGCAACTCCATTTGAAACATTATTAGAAGAGAAAAAATTTGCAGAGGAAGCAGGAGACTTAGACAAAGTAGCTGAAATAGACGCTATGATCCAACTGCATTTTGGGAACGAAATTCCTAGAAAGAAAAAAGGGGGAGTTATAAAAAGTAGTTCCAAAAAAACTAAAAAAGGCTCTACACTTCGTGGAGTAGGAATCGCCAAAAGGGGATTTCGTAAAGCAAAAATAAGATAAGGAGATAATCATGTCAGATTTAGAAATGGTTCAAGTTGGTACTAATATTAACGATGAACCTGTATATAATGTAAAACGTAAAGGTGGTGGACTTGTTTCCACAACCATATTTACTGAAGCTGAGGCTTTAGCAATGTTAGAAGCCCCAAAAGAAACTCCTAAAGTAGAAGAAGCTCCTGAAGTAGAAGAAGCTCTTGAAGTAGAAGAGGAAGAAGAGGAAGAAGAGGAAGAAGAATCTGAAGTTCCTGATTATGGGTCTATGACTAAAGTGGAATTAGAAGCTTTAATGAGAGATCATGGAATAGAACTAGACAGACGTTTAACTAAAAGTGACTTGTTAGAACAGGTTGATATTTATTTTAAAGAAACCTTCAGTAATTAGGGTTTAATATGGCTACCTCGGGTACTACCTCTTTTGATCTAGACTTTACAGAGATTGCTGAAGAAGCTTGGGAACGTGCTGGCAGGGAAATGCGTTCAGGTTATGATTTAGCTACGGCTCGCAGGTCAATGAATTTAATGACTATTGAATGGCAGAACCGTGGAATTAATATGTGGACTATTGATAGCGGTACAGTATCCCTTGTTTCAGGTACATCTCAATATGATTTACCTGCAGATACAATAGATTTACTTGACCATGCAATACGAACCAATGCAGGTAATACTTCTACACAATCTGATCTTACCATAAGTCGTATAGGTGTAAGTACTTACGCATCAATTCCTAACAAGTTATCAACAGGCAGACCCATACAAGTATGGGTAGAAAGATTAGCTACTCCAAGAATAAATGTATGGCCTGTACCAGATGCAAGTTATACTTTTGTGTATTGGAGAATGCGAAGAATACAGGACGCAGGAAATGGCGTAGAAACAGCGGATATGAGTTTTAGATTTTTACCGGCTCTTGTAGCAGGATTAGCATATCATATTGCTATGAAAGTACCTGATTTGATCTCTAGAATTGAGATGCTAAAAGCTGCCTATGAAGAACAATATACACTTGCTGCTGGGGAAGATAGAGAAAAAACTTCAGAACATTTTGTACCGAGAGTAGGTAGGATTTAGTTATGCCGTCACGATATGCTTCAAGTAAAAATGCTTTAG